CTTAATCTTGGCCTGGAAGTTCTCTTGATCTTTATAGCCCTTGGGCGGTACAGCATACGTCAAGTATTTGCCATTCCACGACTGATAGATCGTGATGGCATTAATTGGGGCGTACGGGTTTTCTGGTGAGCTGAAACCAATCTTAGAAGAGTAATCAACTTCAATGTCAAGAAAGGCGTAATTGATGACAGGCGTAGGACGGCCGTAGTAATAGTCCATGAGCACTCGTGCCAATGGCTTCACGTCACTTTCAAAACGAACAGGGTGGCGGCGGACAGATTCCTTGAATTCATCTTCAGTGTCAAACACGAGCTTCTCGAGCTGCACACCCGTGATGGACTTGTACTCGCCGCCATCCTTCGGTGCGTAGAAGTACCGCGGAGGAGCATACATCTGTAGCGAGCGCTCGCCACCCTCGACAGGACGTTCCCAGACGAGGATCTGGTCCGTGTCGTAGTCGTGAACTGCGGAAATATAGCTCTTTGGAACATTTTTGCAGGGGTCGCTAAATACTACATCACTCATAAGAATCCTCATGACACGAGCAGACCAGCGAAAGTTCCACTACATCTACAAAATCACGCGCCAAGATGGCAAGTATTACATTGGTCTTCATTCTACTGACAATCTAGACGATGGTTACTTTGGATCAGGACAGCTCTTGTGGAAGTCAATCAAGAAGCACGGCAAGGAAGCACATACGAAAGAGATCTTGGAGTTTCTCCCAACTCGGGCCGAACTAAAAGTTAGAGAACGGGAACTGGTAAATGAGGACACACTGAAAGATCCTATGTGTTTCAATCTGACACTTGGCGGGGCTGGTGCCGAGCACACCAATGAATCAAGGTTGAAAATTTCTGAAGGCCTCAAAGGAATACCAAAATCCCAAGAACACAAGGACAAAATTGGAGCTGCGCAGAAAGGTCGACCGAGATCAGAACAGGAACGCATCAATCTAAGCAATGGACAAAAGAACAAAGCACCACCATCAGAAGAAACTCGCGCGAAGCTCAGTGAAGCTGGAAAGAACCGTGACTATTCGCTTGAGCCTGAGCGTAATGCCAAAATCAGCACGGCGTTAACTGGCAGGAAGCGAGACCCAGAAACCGTCAAGAAGATGTCGGAGTCTCGCAAGGGCAAACCAGCTCATGCAAACACTGCCAATAACCTGAAAGCAAAACTCACCTGTCCACATTGCCAAAAGACCGGGTCACTTGGGAACATGAAACGTTGGCACTTTGAAAAATGCAAACTCACGCGCTCGGAACCAGTACAAGTCTTCACGACCAAGACCCCATGAATTGAGGCGCTGATCTAACCCCACGGATGACAATGCAGTACTCACCAGGTTCGGCTGGGATAACGCCAATGCATCTTTCCCTCATTCGTCGTCTCGGTTGTAGTTCGAGTTGTCTGGCGGGAGCAGCGACATAACCGCATCGATCAGAGACGACAACTGATCAAGGTTGTCCTTACGGGCAGCGTAATCATTGTTGTACACCATTCCAACATAGTAGTTGAACAGCTTAGGGTTCAAGCTAAGATCGTTCTTCGCAACTTCACGCAGGTCCTTGATAGTTTCCTGCTCTTGCTGAATTTTGATTTTACAGCGAACAGCCTCGTCAACGAGGTTATTCAGCTTTGCCTTCAGCGTTGGATCCTTAAGGATGTCTTCAATATTACGAAACTTGCTGGTCTTTTCGCCAGCAGCAATGAGCATGTTCAAAATAGTCTCCGTGAACTAATGAGAGGTGATGATTCTCATTGTAATTTTTCACGGCTGTTACGCATCCCGCAATTGGGTCTGTCAATTGACGGTCACTGGTTAGGCTGGAACTTCCAAGATTTGCGCCAGCCCAACTGCCTTGATTGGGCCAGGATTTTCTTCTCGATGGATTTTATCGATCACCCACAGCTTAACAAGCTCGGCATCTCCCCAATCTTTGGAAATGGTCTCTTGGCCAGACCTAGATGGATTTACTTCGCTTATTAGGCCGTATCGTTCTTCATTGATGGAGGCATTGACGTTTAGCGCCATCTCAGTAACCAACGCATTTGCTGAAGTCACAGCCTGCTCGAACTCATCAAAGTGTTTTGATGAGATGATAATGTCTTCGGGATTTGGAAAAACCGATTGTATTGGGGTACGACCAACTAGATGCCCAATCTTCAAACTCATGCTGTACCGGTATTTCACGTGTGATGTGGTCATGACAACATTGGTTCTTGGTAAACTTCCAGAGATTCCTGCATTGACGGAAGCTCGAACTGTCTATAAACTACTCTTCCCTCAATCACATTAGGATAAAGCTCCGTCGATGTTCTAGAGTGCATCACGATGTAAGGGTTCTGAAATCCGTCAATGGCAATAACTTCGCCAGTGTCATCCAACTCGGCGACCGAGTAAAGATCCTTTGCCTTTGGTAAAAACAACGGATTGAATCTGTCTATAGTTTCCGACTGTTGGTCAAAGTCAGTAATGTTATTAGTGATTTCTTTCACTGCTTCTTGAAGCTCAACTGCAGCTTCAATGTCGCTGCTAAAGTTTGCACTTGTGATCATGGCCTCTTTGATATGCTCTGTCTTAACGAACTCTGGTGCAAGGAGACCAATCAAAAACTCAGCTGCGGGCTTTTCTAATATTGCTGCGTAGAAACTTTGAGTACCAGCTGGTGGGGTGATCATGCGTCTGGGCCATTAATGATTTGATTGTCCAATTCAGCTGAGCCATCATTTCCACGAAGCTGTGATTTGACGAGCTTTGGGGCCTTGAATCTCACAGCTTCAAGAAGTGGGAAGACGTCAACTGAAGATGCTTCAGTTACTAGCATTGATCGTACACCGTCAACTGTCTTGACGACCAAGTAGTCGGTATCAGTATTCAGGTTCTTGAGTGGCACACACTTAGCACGTTGGCGATCAATTGGAGTGTACACCTTTGTTCGCGACAACAACATCGCTGAGAATGTCACTGGATAAGTTGGACCTGATTCATAATCCTTAATGCTGGCCGAGTCAAATCTTAGTTTGACATCTAGCCCAACACCATTAACGAATACTGAGGAGATTTCCTTGAAGTCGCAATAAAACAGCGCCCAGTCTTCAATCACTGGATTTGTGACGTAGTCTACGCCTTCCCAGGCGCCCGTTCCAACTCGTGATTCATCGTCAATCATCCTTGAAAAGACGATTTGAGTGGTGTTTGCTGCAGTGGCTTTTGAGACAATCACGTCTACTTGAGTCGTGCCAGTGAGCGTTTCTGTGAATAGCACAGAATTTGGCGGGACTGATGATCCCACTACACCATCATTTAGTAAGTAGTCAACTCCAAGGTCCCGCTTCACTCCGTTGACGTACACTTCGACCTTGTCAGGATTAGCACCAGTGGTACTGTACCGCAAAACTTTCTTAGCCTGAGCATCTTCAACACCATTCACTATAGTGAATGGCGAACTGCGGCGAAATGTGTACTGTCTAAAATCTTTAGCGGTTTGTTTTTCCGCAGAAAAAAGAACAGTAAGCTCAGAATCTTCTGAAGGAACAAACCCTAGGTTGTTCACCGGAACAGCAATGACAATTTGCTGTTTGACACCAGTACTAGTGTCATAAAGCGATTCTGATTTAATTGTGGTGCCGGTTGTTTCCGTAGTGCCGCGAGGATACCAATTAGACAGCCCAGTAGGAGGAATACTGAGAACAGAAGTTCCTTCACTAGTGTAGCCAATTGGAGATAACCGCCCCTCACAGCCGAGTGTAATGGTGCATCGATCGGGCGCAAAGTGCGTTAAATCGATGAGTTCATCTTTTTGTCGTGAGCAGGCGCTGCACAGAAGCGATACGTATTTCTTCATGGGGTAGTATAGTTGTACCCCCTATTTACACTTACGAAAAAGAGTATCTTATAACCAAGGACGAGTTACTTGGTGTATTCTTTTCGGTATTGACGCAGCAAGACATTTACGTCTTGACAACTGAACGCATGTCCGTTTTCGAAGTTAGTAACCTTTACACATTCTTCACCAGGCGTAAACGTCACCACTGGTAGCAGCAGCATTTGTTGGTACTTTTGTGCAGCCACCACTAGCCCTCCAGAGATGAGGCCAATCAAAATGGCCAGTACGAAGAGCTGGATACTTGAGATGGTAGTGAATCGCATTACTTTATGAGAGGGGTGCTCTGCTGAATTTCAAACATCGTAGACTGTGGTACCCATTTCTTCCAGGTGCCATTGTCCTCATCTGCTGGAGTGATTTCCACCAACTCCTGTTCTTTACCGCCAGGTGCTCTGCGTGTTGCTTTGCGACCAGTCAGTTTTACTTCGGTGTCAGTATAGACGAATGTTTTCATTTTAGTTGGTTTCATCGGTGATGTAAACCACCATTAACGGGACGACACAGACTTCCGCAGAGACTTCCGCAGAGACTTCCGCTTCAACGCAATCTTTGGAATGACCTGATCATCCAATGGTTTCCACACGTTAGATTCCATCTCTTCAAGAGGAATGGAAGGTTGTTCCTCTTCAAGTTGCGCACGAAGTTGCTTGATAATTGATTCACGCTCAACCTTATAAAGCCGAGCTTTATCAGCTTCCCTCTTTAACACGTCTTCTAACAATGTCCACTTCCACATTCCATCCGTCGTTAGCATCTTGACATGCCCTTCAGAGGACGTGTGGTCGATTACTTCGGGGCAAAGATTGGTTGAGTAAATGCTCATGATGCAAACACCGAGTTGAAAACTTGACGCACAGTTCGGAGTACCGCGAGAGTAGCGCGAGCATCTTCCAATGCGTTGTGCGACCCGCGCTCACCGAGCCCACCAAGAATCTTGAACACTGCATCAGACTTGTACTCGCCAATGGTAACAAAGCCGATACCGCTCGTATCCACCACAACATGGTGGAACTTCAGAGAGTCGTCTAGCCCATGATCACGGAACAATTGGAATGTGAAGTCATTGTCGAATGACACATTATGCCCAGCCACGAGAATCTTTGAGCCAGGTGCCCAATGGCGCAGTATGAGTTCCATCAAATCGGCTAGTGCTTCTTCACGCGGGACACCGTGCGCGGCTAAATGCTCGCGGCTCATACCATGAATTTTCTCAGCGCCGTCAGTCCACTTGTACTTCGTGTCATCGAAATGTAGCTCACGGTAAAGCGAGTCTACTTCTTCAAATGTTGTCGTATCAAATACAACTGCCCCAAACGTGATGCCCTGGTAGTCAATAGAACTGTCGCCACCAAAATTTGACCCAGACGTTTCCCAATCAATGAGAAGTCCCTTAGCACCAGGATGTGCTTTGCTAAACCCGCGTTCCCAAGCCATTTTCTACCTCTTTCAAAAAAACGTTTCAAACTTTTGTCGGCAAGATCAACCACACTAATGCAGCAACCGCAACACTAACGCATGACCACACCACGTAAAATGCAACGACCTTATCCCCATAATTCCACTCATCGATAATTGCATTTGTGATGCGATCACCGAGTGAAAATTTCATAAGGGCCATGATAATCGTCTTCATACAGGTCTACTCATCTTGAGAGCATTGAGCTCAGTAGTAAGTCTTATAAGCTGTGATTCAAGTTCTGTGGCTGCAATGTCGTTGCGGTTAAACTTTGCCATTGACCAAGATTCCGTAGCTTCAACTACGAGCTCTTCCAGCTTATTGATGTTGTATTCGTTCTGTTCGCGTCGAGACAATTTAGCGTAACGCTCAAGCTCCGCTGCGTCCTCAGGTGAAATATATGAAAACATCAAAACTCCTTACTTAGGGAGAGGGTCAGGATTCTTCGCTTATGAGTAAACGGCTGACCCATACCCACGATACGCCACCCATAGTATGATGGAGTGCGGGCAATCAGACCCCCAATTACCCCAGACCCGTGATTTGAGTACCCAGTTGCTGCACCCACAAACACACCAAAATTGTCATTGAACAGATGCCGATATGAGACGTGAACCGCGGTCTTCGCGTACGAGTTTTTGTAAATTCCAGCACCCCACCCAGAGTCAGAGAAATAAGTAATGCCTAGGTTACGCTCATTGTACGGCAGTTCTCGACTCTGTTCAGTGTACGTTCGTTTGCCGTGGTATGATACCCCGTGGATCAGAATCTCATCAGCAAATGCAGTGGTCGAGATCACGATGGACAGAGCGGCAATAATCTTTTTCATGTCATTCCTCGTAAAGCGCTGATTGTTCGCAGGTATGATTCAACTTCTGTCGCTCTATCTGCGATAGACTTTTGCTTAATCTCAAAGTACGGGGGTGCACCCATCTCATATTTGAGACTTTCGATTTGGTTGTACACAAACTCTGCATCTTCAGGCTTCGCACGATGTGGGTCGTTCTCAAAAACGACATGCGACATCAACGGAAGAAGAAGAACTGCGCCATACGTTTTAGCTTGGGCATCAGCGCAGTTTTCAAAGAAATTATTCAACCACAGAGTGCCACGTTGTTGGCTCAACAGATCTTGCTGCAGGAAATTATTCACCCAAAGCGCAGCGTATGCATAAACGTCGGCAAAAGTACGTTCTGTCAAAATAACGTCAGAACTGCTCACAAGCGCACTGTCATTTTTAAGCTTCTGTCTGAAAACTTCTTCTTGGAAAACCATCATCTGTTGAGGATCATCCATTACCCGCTCCAGAGAATCCCATCCTAGCGAAGCCTGCACCGCACGTGAAACTCGAAATTGGTCAACGCGGTGCCCCCGCTGCTGGAGTTCAGCCAACAGACTCGATTTACCACCGCCTTGGGCGCCACTCAATCCAACAATCATGTTTAAGCTCCCGTAAATGGGAGAAGTTCCTTAAGGTCTCTAAGAAGTTCTTCACGAGTTAGATGACGAACCGCGTGAAGCAGATCCTCTTCCTTGTACTCAGTGAATGTCCACTGTAAAATGTTCACATCAGATTTATGTAGCACTACTAGAGTGCTACCGCGAGTGAACTCCTCATAGGAGGCCAGATTAAATTGAGAGATGTACTCTGTAGCGAAGGAAGAAAGTTCCAACCCACGCTTCAGCTTACGAATGCCAGAACTGCAAACGTCGCCCCGACCTGGCCCAGAGTTTACAGCAGTGACGAGGACAAAACTTCTCATAACCCAACTTTCATTATTCAAATCTAAATTGTAACTGAGTTTGATGCTGTTGTCGTCCTGACATAGGGTTGGGAGACGCCAACGATGCTAAATAGTGGTGAACAATTTAATTGGGATAGACACAGATGTCCAAGGTATCATTTAAGAAGTTCGTTGAGTTCGTTGAGAGTGATGACGAATTCACGGATGAACAGATCAACGAAATTTTTGGTCTGTTTAGAAATAACACAAAGCTAGACAAGCTCAAGAAAGAGCGTGAAAAGCTAAAGGGAATGAGCGCCCAGAAGAAGGCTGAGCTTGATAAGGCTCTTCAAGACTTCAAGGACGGCAAGCGCAAGGATGGTAAGCCAACCACCGACACGACCATCGACGACGCTACACTCGACGACGTCCTCTCATCCCATGATCGTAAACATCTTGCGAAAATGGATAAGCCCAATGATCGCATGCGTGGTGACAACCATGGCGGTGGTAGTAAGAACCGCACTGGTCGTAACTTCTACGAATCATCAGCTTCAAAATATTTTACGGTGACGCTTGACGATGTTACTTCCACGGATATTGCGTGGGAACGCGTTATGGACGACATTCGACACGCCGGTGAAGTTGATGATAACGACATCTTCAGATTTTGTAAGAGGGCAGCTCGAGAACTAGATCTCAGCGAGCATGATTTTAATGAACTGCGCGGCGCGGTCGAGCAATATTCAAGACGCTTTTGACACGTACCTGAGAGACAATCACCTGGACTGATTCTCGGTCAATCAGAAATGCACGAGGGACCCTAGGGTCCCTCGTCTGTTATGCTCTGCACCAATCAGTTAGACATCGTGCTATGGTGCTCTGGTGTCGCCGAAAACAGAACAGGACTCAATTGAGTCCTGTTCTTATGTGAAACTTGAAATCAAGGATTCATGAAATCCGGGGCATCCCAGCGAGCAGTGTCCATCATCACCTGTGCAGCAGAATCCTCAACTCCGTCTCTAACAATGTCGGCGTCTGACGGAAAGCCACTCATCAACACACCCTTGTACCAAGGCTTATCTTTCAACCATGCCACGGCCTGATCAAGGACTTCCAGCTGAAGCGGTGTAAGGTTCATCATGAATACCAGAAAATTTGAATGGTATTCACGGCCAGGCGAATTTGCAGAACAACAAGATCGTAGACAATGCTGATGATTTTCATGATAATTTCTCTTGAAGTTAGGCTAGTTAAGTAGTCCGTGATTGCATCATAACCTAACCTGGGAGGAAAGTGTTAGGAAAATTGTAACAATTCTAGGACTGCCTTAAGCTGTTTAGTTCTCGTCAGCTCCAGTTAGAATCTTCCAACTTGCGCCATCGCGAACGCCTTTCGCTATTTCACCTTCGGGAATCGGGGTGTTCACGACCTCGACAATCGGAGCGCCATAGAATAGCGCAGCGACCGGATCAGGTTGCTTCTTGAGCCAGATATCGACAGTGTCTACGAACGAACGCAACACTTTGGTTCCCAGAATGGACACCTCGGCACGGTGCGCTTCAGGGATTCGTGCTAACTGTTCAGCTGTAAGTTCACGCTCTTCTTTAACTCGACGCGCAAAGGTTCCGCGTTTGAAGAACGCAGGGTAGTCATTGAAGTTCACACCCTTTTCTTTCCACATGAGCTCTTGCATTTCCGGGCCATTACGACACTGGAGATACTTGTGAGAGAACATGGATTGCGCGGCCATACTGATAGCGTTTTTCGTGCAATCTTGTTGGCGCCAAAGAACGGCGTGATACGCTTCCTGAATAGATGGAACAACGAACGCACGGCAGTCAAAGTGTGGAATGGCGTGTGCTTTTTCTGGCAGATACTCGGTCAGCCTCTTTGTGAAGAAGGCTGAACAGAATCCAGCAAGCAAAGACTCGAGTTTCTGGAAGCGGCCGCTAAACGGGAGCTCGACTGTTGAGTCTGTGGCGGTGAGCCACACCAACGTAATCTCGTCGGACTGAACGTATCCAACGGTTGCGTTAAATCGATCAACAAGCTCGCGCATTGTTTCAATCATCAGATCAGACAGCCGCTGATCGTAAGGACGCTTCAACCCCTTCGTGAAGGTGTGGAAGGATTTCCCATCAAGGCGCGCAACAAGTGGCTGTCCCTTGAAAGCGCGGCGGCTCGTAGAAGGTTCCTCATACATTTTCATGCGAGTACCAAGAGCATCTTTTGTATACTTATCCATCATGTACTTCCGAGTAATGATTATGGCCCTCTCATCGAGGGGCTTCAACAAGGCGCCTCATCAGCGCCATGGTGATATTTAATCATTACTCAGTACGAGTGCAAACTCAATTTCAGGTTAAGCAGACCTATAGGTTCATCACCTTGGGAATCTATGTTGCGCTGGTCCTTGGCCCCAGGCATTTGGATCTGGTGGCGTCAATACTCTTATGCTGTATACTGCTTTCTGGCCCACCACATAGTTCATTGCGTCTTCAATTGGTTTGTAGTGCCAATGAACTGAAGATGGTAGAACGCCAAAGGTCAGTTTCGGCTTGTCATTCAGCTTATCGCAGATCTTCTTCGCCTGAGCTTCAGTATAGAGTTTTGGGTCCTCTGTCTTCGGATACAGCGCGCTTGGTTGGTTGCGGCCAGGGTTACCAATAACGACATACTTCTTTTCGGCTTTTGCTTCTGTAAGATCGGAAATTTTCATTTTTAACGTCCACTTTTCATGTTGCTCGTATTTAACTCGAGAGCCAGAACTCTCCACCCTGAAACTGGTGGTATCCAGAATTAAGGATTACCACGTCGTGGTAGTACTTTAAAATGCTAAATAACGTTGTTTTAACGTTCGTTCACATAATCTCTTGGAGAAAACACTTGAAAAAGATCTTCGTCTTGGCAGCTCTTGCCATCGCAACATCCGCCTTCGCCACCGGCAGCGGTCAAACCCTCGTCACCAGCGGCCTGAATTCCGGTGCGATCAACAACACCGTGAAAGCAAATGCCGCTGTCACAGGCATCGGTACTTCGATCAGTGGTGCAACTGGTTCAGCATCCGCTTCTGCTGGCGTCGTTCTTGGCGGCGGCAAAGTGAAT